CCAGAAGCAGCAGTTGGAATGACCGCCCAAGCGTAGGTGCTACCGTCGTAGGTAACTGCCATGCGGTCGCCAACAGCAACCGGAGTTGTACCGTCAGGGGCGAAACCAGCGCCAGTAATAACGGTGAAGTAAACACCAACCAGAGCAGCGCGAGCAGCTTGGAGGGAGTTAGACGAGTTAGCAGCAGCAAGGTTAGCGGCTGTTACATAAGTGCTAGGAGCAGCAGTAACACACAGGACCGTAGTAGCTACGGCTGACGGGTTGCAAGCAAACGCAGAACCGCCACCAAGTTGAGTGCCAGAAACTGTCAGAGAGTCCGAAGTCGCATAACCCCAACCACCGTTGACGAGGGTAACAGCGGTTACAACACCAGCATTGCTGACAGTGATGTTAGCTCGGGCACCATTGCCTTGACCACCATTAAGGTAGACATTGCTGTAAGTTCCGGGGTTATAGCCAGAACCAGGCGTAGCAATGGAGAAACCGGTTGCAGGTCCAAGTGTTCCGGATGCTGTAGGATTGTAAGTGCCACCGAGGATAGGATCAATGGCAGGAACCATGTAAGATTCGGCCTGGAAGTTTTGATCAACCGTTGGTACGCAATAAGCGTTGTTGACACCGGCGACTGTAGCGGTTGTAGGATCAACCAACTCTAGCTTAGGCAACCAACCAGCGGTAGTGTAGTCTTCACCAAAAGGTGAGATTTCTTCTTCCGAAATAACAACTGCGCTGTTATTGAAGTAAATCGACACGCCAGGGTTATTGGCCGAAGGTGTGGGAGCAGCAGCGGAACTTGCAGCTTGGTTAAAGATGGAGTTCGAGTCGAAAGCGTACTTACGAGCACGAATCACCGGTACTGTGCTTAGTTCAGACAAAGAAGCAGCGGTTACGCCACCACCGAACACGTCGGTGTAGTAAACAGTAGGCAGAGTGCCAATGAGACCGTTAACGTAACGAACAAAGTTCTGAGACGAGAAGTTGCCTAGGCTGTTAGAAACTACGAACGAGCTAGCGTTGAGTACGGTGACGTAGTAAGGGTTAGAAACCAACTTAGTGGTTGCCTTGATCAGTGCGTTACCGTTCACAACAATGGGTTGCGTGAAGTAAAGTTTCTGACCATTCAAAATCCCGTGGTTAGGAACGTTGAACTGAACAGCACCGCTGTAAACGTTAGCTACTTGGCCAACGACGGTGGCGACTGTGATGGAGAAACCAGACCCACTGCTACCAAGAATGGAGGAAGCCGCAGTCAGAGTGTCGCCAACGTAGTAGTTGGAGCCACCAGAAACTAGAATAACGCTGGCAACGTTGCCATTTGCGTCAACTGTGATGTCAGCAGTTGCGCCTGTGCCAGAACCCACAATAAGTGGGGTGGCTGTGTAAACGCCAGGGGTGTAACCAGAACCAGTAGAAAGACCAGACAGGCTAGCGACAGCGCCAACTTGACCGTAAGGTGTAATACCGCCAGGGTTACCTGCGGCAGGGTTATAAATGGTTCGTGTAGCGAAGTTAAGACGGTAAGTGTTTGTAGGATCTTGCAGTGTACCAGGGAGGTGAAGTGTGTTCACGCCAACAGTTGCACCCGAAATGTTTTCAATCAAGTCGGAAGTTTGACCATTGATTGTAACAGGCAGATCCCAGTAAGGATCGGCGTAAGTAAGGGTGAAAGTTGAACCTGAACCAGCACCGGCAATAGCACCGGAGGGCAAAGTTGCCATCTTCGAGCTTCCGCCAGCCAAGGTTACTGTGTTCAGTAGTGTGGAAGCAACAGTAGCGGAAGTTGTCAGATAAACCCAGTTGAGGGAGTAATCGTTGCTAACCGCTGTATCGTACGGAGGTGCAATAACATAAACTTCAGTGCCGTTGTAAGCATGAAGGTCGTTGGTAACACCTGAGGCACCGCCGAGAACCACCTTTTGAATGGGCAGAGTCACGGGCCAGTAGTTGGAAGTGTCAAGTTGGAACTTGCCGAGTGGGGCAGTAACTGCTTGAGAAGAACCAACGTAAATACCGGAGTCGAGAAGACCAACAGTTTGCTGGTCGGCAACTGTATTGGTGGACTCAGTTACGGCGACTTGGGCCGAGTTTCCGAAGATAACGGACTGATAGTTCAGACGATCGTAGTTAACATCTGCACCAACCCACTCGTAAATGGCGTTATCCACCAGGTACTTAAGACCGGTAACTAAGTTCGCGGCAGCCTTGTGAGGGGTGTAGTTCTTATACTTGTTAACGTCGGTAACAAGGAAGGGACCGGGATCAGCCAGAGCCATCCACTTAAAGTTATTGCTTTCGCAATGACGGGCGGCAGCAGCGCCAACAGCAGCGCGGCCATCAGCATCAAACTGAGCGTAAGCAGTGGGGGTGACCAGGTATCCTTGGTCTTGCTGACCATCGAAAGCAGTGTCAATGCACTGTTCGTAGTCTTGGGGAACACGCTCCAGGTTTACTTGCTCGCCAACGATGTTGTTGATGTCATAGGCGTTCTGCATGAACACGAAGTTGGACCCAACAGGGAAAACTTCGGTAACAACTGAAACATTAGCGTCGAAAGTTGCACCAGCGATCGTAACGTAGCTAGTCTGAGAGTTTGTCTCAGGGAACAGGTCGTTGGTCTGACCATAAGAACGAACATAAACAGAGGCACGAACCGCAGGGTTGCTTTCGATAGCATCAGCAACAGCTTCAGCCATAGCGGCAGAGATCTTGCGGTTGTTGACTTCGTCACCGGCAACGTAGTTGACGGGGATCAAGACAGGAACACCAAGCCACTCGCCATCAGCGGTGTAACCGGTTTCGCCGTCACCGGCAACCAGTTTCAAACCGTTGATAATCATTTGAACATACACAATGTTACCGGCCATCAGTGCGGAAGGCAGGCTAGTTGTGTTGATCTTTGAACCAGAAGGTAGAAACTCAATTTCTACGATTTGGTTGGGGGTACCGACGCGAACAACGCGAAGATCACCCACCTGGGCATTTTGGAAAAACTCGTTAACGCAGTTGTAGCTGAGTTGGGGAATACGTGAGTCAGGGATTCCACCACCTAGCAAAGCCCGGTAGTCGTTTAGCGAAGTAACCGGAATGGGTTTGTTGAAAGGGAAAATAGTTACAGGGGTGGTTTCTTCTGTCTCCACCAGCATGTAAACTGTACTGAAGCTGGTGATAGCGGCAGACGCAGCAATACCTGCCTGCTCATTGATGTATACGCCGGGAGCGCCTGGAGTTACCCCAGTGCCCAGTGAAAAAGTTGCCATGTTTTTATTAAGGGTACCTTCCTTTTCCTGTTTCTGCATTGGCGAAGGAGGAGTCCAACGTGGTGCCCGAAGGCCAGAAACTGGGGTCTTGTGACAGTTACTTTTACCCCCTTACTGGACTCCTGTTATTGAGGCAGTATCGTCGAAAGAATATCCGTTTACAGACTCACGAAGTACTACTCCGGCAAGTGTGTACTTGTAGAGTGATAAATCATACTCCTCTTGGGTCTCAAACGGGAAAATTGCGTCCGCTTGCTCACCCTGAGGGATGTTAAAGAGAAATGTTGACTGCCTCAAACCGTTTCTGGACTGGGGGGAAGGCAGACGCAACTGTGCCCCTATGGGGGGCAATTCAGTTACGTTCCACTCGGGATTCTCTTCCAAGACAGCACGGTACTCCAAAGAGTCCGAGAAGAACAGGTAACCGAGTTTTCTCCAAGTGAACTGCTGCTGAAATGGAAGAGAGATCATGATCAGGCCAATTTACGGGAACGGGCAATTAAGCGAGCACCAATGGAGGTCCCGCGAGTGAGGTCGAACCCTTCTGCCTTTGCCACTTCTTCAGCTGCCTTTTCTAGTGCAACAGGGTTAGAGGGCACAAATGCGTCCTCTTGGTCGGACTTTTTGGCAAGTTTGGCACGAACATCAGTTTGAATCTTTTCAGCCGGAGTTGCTTCTGGAGCAGCCACTGGTTCGGGGTCAGGAGTTTCCAGTTCAATGTTAACTGGAGCAGTCTCTTCCACAACAGCAGGTTTGACTGCTGGCCTTTTGGCCCTTCTGGTGGACTCTTGTTGTTCTTTGAAAGTAGTCATAGTTACTTCTTAGGTGGGAGAATGTTTTTCCAAGCTATGGAGACTATTTGTATAAGGGACTTATCAGGAATCCCCATCCAAGGCCTGGCTGGCATCCTGGAAGTGCCAAACTGGTGGTAAGCACCATAGTAAATGGAAAGAACCTTAAACCCTGTTTGCCAGGGTGTAATAACAGCTGTGTCTTGCATAGTCCCTGAAGCCCTTAGTATAGGGGCTCCAGGCCACTTCTTACTTTTTCTTTTCTCATAACCTTTGGAAAGTGGTGCCCAAGGTTTACCGGTGGTAGGGTCAGACTCTTTTTGCCAAGGGGGTTTGTGGTCCTTCAGTAGAACTGGTGCCCACTCAACTTGAGTGGGTTTCCACCACTTGAGGTTAAGTGGTTGTGCCCCGGACCCTTTTAACTTTAGTTCAATCATTTTATCTCCTGGCAGACTTTTTCATCTGTGCTTCTTGTTGCTCAACATGCTTGTTGACAATGCTAATCATTGTCAAGATCTTGCTGATTGGTTGTGTCTCCAGCCAGTCAACGGAACTATCCCACCGTTGCTTGCACAAATGGTAAGAAGCCTCCAACCAGTTTTCAACGGTCATTATTTTCTCAGATAACAACTCTTCAGCAACCCAGTTAAGAAGTTTTCTAGCTTGCTTTGTGCTGAAGTTGTCCAGTGCGGAGTCCTCCAGTGTCAACCTGTCAAGGAGAAGTAAAATGCTGCCTTCCTTATCCCTTAGAATCTGCGCCAAGTAAAAGTCCTTAGGGCAGAGTTCTCGAAAATGCACAGGAGGGTGATCGTCTACGAAGACCAAGTAAGTAAAGTCCTCTAGGTCCTCGACTTTTAGTTTGGGTCCGAGTCGTCATCTCCGTTAGCTTTTGTAACGAGATCACTGAGCTTCCGGAAGTCACGAACGCCAAGGTCCAGGATCTCTTCATAGGTGATTTTGTCATCGCCAACGATGAGTCGCTCAATGATTTTCATTCCCTTTTCTACATCACCGGCTTTGCTAAGGTCCTTCTCCATGTAGATAAGGTCCCGTCCGGTCATTTCCCGAATTTTAATCTCTCTACCGTCTTTCAAGGTGGTGCTGAAAGTCGCCAAAGGTTGGGTGGACTTTTTCGCTGCTGGTGGTGTTGTTGCAGGTGTTGCCGAGTTTTCAGTAATTGTCCGCATTGGTTGTGTCTGTGCGTTTGTTTAGTTTTACCCGTTGCTTGAAAATCCAGTCCTCAATTTCAAGGTCTCCCTCTCCGGGTGGTAGAGAGAGGTAAATGTCGTTGGCATACTTCCAGCTTTTCTCTGCGTCTTGCAAATGGTTGGCAGATAGTCGGTCGTCCACGTCATCTAACCAGAATGTAACTACCAGTTTACGGTACGCAGGATCTGCTGGCAGTGGAAAAGACATTACAGGGAACGGGTCATTTGCAGTATTTGGTCCTCCCCATAGTAAGCACTGTTGTAAGCACAGTTCACAGAAGAGGGGATCTCCCTGCCCCTTTTATCATAGGGAATCAGTAAGAAGTAAACCCCGGCAGTCCCGGAGTAAAGGTTGTAGGAGGCGAAAGACACCCGTGACTTCTTCGACTTT